CCGCAGCTTCTGGGGCAGCTCGTCCCACCTGTCCTGGTACGCCGTGTAGACCATGAGGGCGCCCACCATCATGAGCGTGATGCCGAGGGGTATGTTGATGCCGGAGAACGCGAGGATCGCGCCCACGGCCATGAGGGCGGCGCCCAGTATGAGCATGATCTCCTCGAGCTTCGCGCTGATCTTGCCCACGTCCAGGGCGTCCCAGTCGGGCTTGAGCCCGTCGCCCGCGATGCCCGCCGCGTCGTCCGCCAGGGAGTCCGCGGCGGTCGTGGAGTCGTCGGCGCTGAGCGCGTTTATCTCGTCGAAGCCCATCACGCTCTTGGTGGCCTTGTCGGTCTCCTTCGCGAGCTTCTTGGTCGCCTTGGCCTGCTTCTCGGCGGCCTTCGCCGCCGCCTTGGAGGCGTCGGTCTCGCGCCACGCGGCCTGTGCGGCCTTGCGTGCCGAGGCTATGGACTTCATGATCGAGGTGCCGAAGAGCGAGTCTATGAGTTTCGCGAGGTTGATGATCGCGGAGGCCGCCACGTTCACCATGGAGGTGATCGCCGGCGCCACGGCGTTCGCCACGTAGTTCACGACGCCCTGGAACGACGCCTTGAGCGCCGCGACCGACGCCGAGAACCGGTCGTTCTCCATGAGCGCCTCGGAGATCATGGAGCGCAGCCCGCGCAGGGCGGAGAGGGCCACCTGGAGCACGAACACGCGCTTGATCATGGTGTTGATGCGCTTGCCCATCTGGTCGAACGCGCCGCGCATGGTCTCCGCCGCCCGTGTCGTCGCGGAGTTGGACCCGGCCATGGCCTCGCCGTACGCCTCGCCCAGCTCGGAGGCGCGCCCGCCGGCTGCCTCGAGGTCCCTGTTGTAAGTCTCCACCTTGCGGTTGGCGGTCTCCCATCGGGTCTCGATCTTGGAGAGCTCGCGCTCCTGCTCCTTGAGGCGGTCGTTCGCCTGCGAGATCTGCGCGCTCTTCCCGCCCAGGTCGTCGCGGGTCTGTGCCGCCGTCGCGAGCTGGTCGCGGTACTCCTTCGCCTGGGCGTCGAGCTCCTGCCACTTGTCGTTGAGGGAGTCGATCTTGGCTTCCTGCTTGGAGAGGCCTGCCTCTATCTGGTCGGCTTCCTCGCGCATGGCCTGCGCCTGGGAGTGCGCCTCGTGCCACGCCTGCATGTCCGCGGGGTCCGTGTTGGCGTCGAGGCCGTCTGCCTCGGCCCTGAGCTCGGATGCGCGCTGACTAGCCTCCTCGTAGGATGCGGCCGCCTCGTCCATTTGTCGGGCGACGGCCTCCTGCTTCTTCTCAACGGAGTCTATGGCGCGCTCGAGCGCCGACGCCTCCTTGGTGGCTTTGCTCAGGTCGGTGGCGAGCTGGGCGTCGCTCTCGATGCCCAGCTTCCCGCGCAGGGTGTCGAGCTCCTGGGAGGTCTCTCGCACGGCCTCGCGTGCCCGCTCCATCTCCTGCTCGATGGCCCCCTTGTCGCGGTCCGCCTTTGCGAGCTTCCGCTTGAGGGACTCAACGTCCCGCTCGGCCTTCTTGAGGTCCTTCTCGAGCTGGTCGTTGTCGAGCGCCGTGCTGAATGTGATGGAGCCGTCCGCGGCCATGGGCTCACCCGCCTATCCACTGGTCGAAGAGCTCGGCCTCCTCCGCGCTCTCCTTGGTCCTGAGGTCCACTATCCCGCGGTTGTCGCTGTAGAACTTGCGCTCCTGCTTGTCGAGCTTCCTGCCCTCCTTCTGCTTGCGGCGGATCGCGACGACCTGGGCGAACAGGCAGTCGCCGATCTCGTAGTAGGCGGAGAGGAAAGTCCACCAGTGCAGGTACTCGCAGGACCGTACTTCGAAGCCCAGCACGCGGTTCACGGGAGCGACCACGAGCTGGAAGTCCTGCGACCAGTCCATGAGCCTCGGGCCCTTCCTCCCGCGCTCGTGCTCGTCGCCGCCGCGTATGAACCACATGAGGCGGTCCGCCGCTTCCTCGAGGTCCGCTTCGGGCATGTCCTCGATGTCGGGGTAGAAGATCGTGAGCGCCATGCCGCCCCGCTCCTCGTCGGTAAGCTCGGGGTCGGCCATCACCTCCATCACGTCGAGGACGGCCCGGTAGTCGCTGCGAATCGCGTACTCCGAGCCGCCCACGGTGACGGTCTCTGGAAGGTCGTAGCTCGCCATCAACGGCGCTTGTACTTCTTCATCATGCCGGCGTACTTGTCGCTGTATGCCTTCATGCGCCGGTCGGTCTTGTCCTGCTCAAGGTGGTACGCGGCCTCGATCTCCTCGGCCACTGCGAAGAGGAGGTTGATCCACACGGGCAGGCCGTCGGCCAGCGCGTAGCAGTTCATGTCGGGGAACAGCGCGTCGGCCACTCCCTCGCCCAGGAGGCCGTCGATGATCTGGCGCATCTCGGCGTCGCGCTCCTTGGCGTACGCGAACATCTCGGCGCCGTCGGCGCCGATCTCGTCCACGCGCGCCTGGAACTCCTCCTGCTTGGCGTCGAGGTCGGTGAAAGTCTGGTACAGGCGGTCGACGAAGGCGGCGTCGGTCGGGTTGAAGCGCGCGGTCGCCTTGCCGTTGATCTCGTACTCTACGAGGCCGTCGTCGAAGCTGAGCGACTTGGCTGCCATGGTCGCCCCCTTACGCCGCTGCGGTGAAGGTGATGGCGCCGTCGGTGCCCTTGGCCGCCGTGCCGGTGGTGCGCTGGCCGCCGAAGGTCGCCTCGAGGGGCATCTCGATGTTGCCGCCGCCCTCGCCGCCCAGGCTCGTGGGGCGAACCATGGAGGAGGGGTAACGCTCGGCGAAGGCCGCGGTGTTGGCGGTGCCGGCGTAGAGGTGCACGAGCAGCAGGTCGAGGTTGGAGAGGGCCTGCGGGTCCTGGTTCTTGATGCCCTCGGTCCAGATCTTCTCGTAGGCCGCGTCGCCCTGGGAGAGCGTCACGCCGTCGAAGCTCTCGGTGATCACGGGCTTCTTCATCGTGCTGTGGGTGTTGCCGAGGATGTCCTGGCTGGTGTTCTCGCCCCAGTCGTACTCCGCGGAGCTGTCCTCGACGCGCTTGCCGATGGCGCTCCAGACCGGGGCGGAGCTGGTGCCCGTGTTGAGGCAGAGCAAGAGGAGCTCTCGGGCGATGGTCTGGCCCTCGGGGGTGTTGAAGGTCTGGTTGGTTGGCATCTTCGTTCCTCTCTAGTAGAACCGTTTGAAGCTCGCCGAGATCTGTATGACGTAGACGGCCACGCCCTCCTCGTCCGCCGAGAAGATAGTGCCGTTCTGAGCCGTCATGCGCTCGGTGCGGGGTTCGTCCCCGAAGGTCGGCGCGAGGTGGCGGGCGCTCTGCTCCTGCACCCACTCCTGGAACGCCATCTGCCATTCTGCGTTGAGTGTCGCGCCGGCGTCCTCGCCCGGCGCCTTGGTCATGACGGTGTACAGGGCGAAGTTGTACTGGCTTTCGACGGTGACGGAGCCCAGCAGGTCGGTGGCGCGCCTCACCTCCACGAGCCCGCCGGGGAACAGGCCGGCGCCTCCGGGCACGCGGTCGGCGTAGTCGATGGAGAGCGGTTGCAGGGCCTCCGCGTGGGGGTATGCGGCGATGAACTGGCGCATGCGCTCGAGCGGCTCGTAGTCGGGGCCCGGCCCGAAGCCGCCTCCGTCCACGCTGTCGCCTGCGGTGTAGTCGTCGAAGGTCCCGCCGTCAAGGTTGGCGCTCATCGGTTCTTGAGCCTCCTCACGTATTCGGCGACCTCTTGGGAGATCTGCGCGCCCTCAAGCTGCACGAGGGTGCGGTCCCAGTGGTCGCCGGCGTATGGGTTGGTGGTGCGCGTGTAGGTGAGCGGCACGCCCGTGGGCACGGGATGGGCTCCTCTGCGATAGCGGAAGCCCTCAAGCCTGCGGTCCACGCCGGCACCGTCGAAGATCGGGAACGGCCCGCCGCCGTTGGGGTCGCGCATCTTTGAGCCCATGTAGAGGTATCGGGCGTACGGAGCGTTGACGACGATGGAGGAGGGCGTCTGCATGGTGGTGAGCCCGGTGGCCGTCGTGCCGCTGAGCCACGGCATGTACCGGCGCATGCGGAAGAGCACGCGCGAGGTGAGGAACTCCTGCACGCGGCCCGTCGTGTTGACGCCCAGGCCCCGCATGATCCTCTCGGGCGGGCTTATGACGGACTCGACCTTGACCAGCATGGCTATCCGCCCGCCTCCGTGTGCACGAGCTCGCCCCGGTACCACTTGGGGTCCACGTGGCCCACGACCACGAGGTTGGGCACCTTGGAGGGCACGAGCTCGCGCCACGCCGCGTCGTCCGCGCACTCGGGCCCCTCGCCCAGCATCACCTTGTCGCCGACGGCCACGGGCACGGTCGGGCCCGGCACCACGAGGAGGAAGCCGTTGGACTCCTTTGCGCCGGTGCGCGCAACGTTGAGGTTCTTCTGGAAGTCGAGGAACGCGCGGTGGAGCACGGTCCTGGTGATGGACCCTGCCCCCTCGCGGTGGTACACGGTGACCGTCTGGTTGCACAGCCTGTAGCGGTTGCGGCGCATGTCAGCACACCACCAGGCACACGTGGAGCCACGCGCGCACGGCGTCGATCAGCCCGGCGTCGAGCCCGCGCGGGAACGTCTGGGCGGCGCTGCCGTAGGCGACGCTCACGGACCCGATGCTCTCGGATCTCACGGCGTCCCCGCCGTCGCCGACGGCGGCCTCCCACGCCTGCAGGGTCTCGGCCATGGCGCAGATCGCCATGCTCTCGGCCTCGGCCTCGTCGTCGCCGTAGGGCGTGACGGTTGCGAGCGCCTTGAGCCGGTCGAGCCGGGCGGAGGCGACCAGCGCGAGGTGCGCCCAGTCCTCCTCCGCCACGGCCGTCCCGTGGTACTCGTCGGTGTAGTAGCCGTATGTGACGGTCCTCGCCACGGTGGCCCCTAGGCGCCCACGTTGGCGTAGATCAGGGCGCGCTTCTGCTTGTAGGTCAGCAGGTCGTGGAAGAGGCGGTACTGCCAGAGGTGGGCGTCCTTGGCCTGGTTCACGTCGGGGGAGAAGTAGCGCAGCTTCTCGTGCTTGGTGATGGCCGTGGCGGAGCCCGGCGCGGCGACCAGGAAGTTGAGGCCCTTGCCGGCGCTCTGCACCTTCTCGTAGTAGCTGCCGATGTTGGCGTCCGCGGGGGACTGGACGGCGGTGTAGGTGCTGCCGCTCTTGGTGTAGTACGTCTTGCCGGTCACGCATGCGGTGTCGGCGGTCTTGGCGTACTTGTCGGTGGCCTTGACGTAGCCGCCTGCCTCCTCGCCGCTCGTCTTTCCGTCGAGCAGTTCGATGCCGGTGTAGAAGCGGTCGGAGGGGATCACGTTGAGGCGCATGCCGTCGAACGTGGCGATGCGGGTGTCGGGGTCGCTGCCCTCAATCAGGCGCCACGGCGCGATGTTGCGGAGCATGCCCTTGCCTGCCGCCGTGATGTTGAGCGTGAGGCCGCCCACGTCCACGCCCAGGTCCTCGAAGTACTCCTCCATGTCGAGCACTGCGTCGTAGAAGTTCTGCGCGCTGGAGTAGGTGCCGCCGCTGACGGTCTGGCCGGCGTTCTGGGAGAGCTCGGCGAAGCGGAGCGCGTCCACCTCGGGGATCACCTTGGTGCGGGCGAACTCCGCCATGGCGTTGGCGGTCACGAGGCGCAGGTGCTCCTCGTCGTCCATCTCGTCGATGGAGAACTCGCGGCCGCGGTCGTAGCGCAGGCGGTAGGTCTCCCACGTGATGGAGGCGTCGCCGGGCGCGAAGCCGTTGGCGCGGTCGTAGTCGCCCATGCCCTGCACGACGATCGTGGGGAGCTTCACCTCGCCGACGCCCACGAAGTCGCCCAGGAACTGGTCGTTGATGTTGAGGAAGGAGGTCTTGGTCTCCTGCGCGAGGATGCGGTCGAGTCGCGTGGTGAACTTGGAGACGTTGCCGCCGAGGTCGTTTGCCATCTGCTAGCTCCTTACTTCTTGAGTCCGAACGCACGGTCGAGCGCGTCGTCCGTGTCGTCCGGCGGGGTCTGGCGTCGCGCGCCGGTGGACCCCTTCTGCTGCTGGGTCTTGAACAGGTACGGGCAGGCGTCCTTGAGCTTGGCAACGTCGCCGTCGTAGTCGTCGAGCAGGGCCTTGGCCGCCTTCGCGTTGACGCATCCGGCCGCCTCCAGCGCGCGCCCGACCTTCTCGTCGGCCAGCTTGGCTTCGAGCTCCTGCACCTTCTTGAGCGCCTCCGCGCCGCTCTCGGCCTTCTTGCCGGACTCCTCCAGCTGGGCCTTGAGCCTGGCGATCTCGTCGTCCTTGGCCTTCATGTCGCGGTCGTAGCGGCCGCGGTTGATCGCCTGCTCGCCGTGCTTGTCCTTGAGGTCGTCGTCCTTGGGCTCAGGTTCCGGTGCGGGCGTCCCCGCCGAGGTGCCGTCGTCCTTGGGCTCGTTGGGCTCGTTGGGCTTGGGGTCGTCGTTCTGGGTTCCTGCCATGCCTGTTCCTCTCGTCCGGGGTTTGTCTGCGCGGTTCTCTCCGCGTCTCGGGTGGCCCTTCTGCGCTGGCCGGGCGTGGCATGGATGTTCGCAGGGGTGTCGCTTGGCGCGGCATGTTGGCGCGGCATGGAAGAGGCCACCCGAGAGGGTGGCCTCGAACGTTTGCGATGGTTGCCTCGTCGGCGCTATGAGTCTCCGTTGCCGACGGCGCTTGGCAGGTCCTCACACCTGAGCTTGGAGCGGCGGAGGTATTCCTGGAAGATCTCGGATTGGGCGAAGTCATCGGGCAACTGCACTGAGTCGTCGATGTGGAGGCCTCGCTCCTCGCTGTCTACCGTTTCGTTAGCCTGAACCATTTTCGCCTCCCGTTCTCCACGTACAGCCTCTCGGTCGCGATTTCTGCAATTGTACCCGAATCCATGATCTCGGGCATCGAGCTGCGCACGTCCTCGAGGATCAGCTCGTAAGCCTCTATGACGCTCGGGTTGTTGCAGACGAGCTCGTAGGCTGTCCCGTCGTGACACGCGACTATGGAGGATCGCACCCATGCGCGCGAGGCGGACCGAATGTCCGCCCATGATGGCCTCGAGCTTCCTGGGTGGTTGTGGAGCAGGACGCATCCGCCTGGCACCTTGGCAGCCTGTGCCTCCTGCTCGGTGGTGAAGGAGCACGCGAAGTCATGCGGCACATGGCTCATCGTGTCGGTGACGAGTTGGCCCGTCCTCCACGAGACGGCGGCCAGACGTTCATGTGCCGTGCCATCACAGTCGCGCAGGATCGAGCTCGTCTCGTAGTAGAGCGTCCTGCTCGCACGTTTCGGCACTGACAGACGCTCGAACTTCTCGCGGTATGCCCTGCCGTTGACTGCTCTGCGATCAACGTCGAAGCGGGTGCCGGCGCCCTTTCCGGTGACCACCTTGTGCTCCTCCGCAATGCTCGGCATCCTGATCTTCGGCATGTCGCCGGCATACTCGCGCCGTAGGTCGCGCGTGAGCACGTCCTTGTTCTCGTCCACGAGCTTGGCGAGGGCGTCCTGCCTCTTTCGTAGCTGCTGCCTGAGCTGGTTGGCCGCGGTCTGGTTCTTGAGGCTCGGGTCCGCCTCGTACGCCCGCTCGGCCGCGGCGAGCTCGCGCTTGCTCGCGCGTATGGCACGCTCGAGGCGCCGCTGCCTCTGCGTGAGCTGGTAGATCTCCTCGTTGCTCCTGCCGCTCGGGTGCTGCGGGTCGGGCTCGTAGGCGTGCGGCATGCCTGGCATCCACGGTCCGAACTGGTGCCGGCAGTTGACCCCGCACAGGCGGTCCCCGAGGGCGCCGTGGTCGCCGGTGCCGTAGTAGCCGGTCGCCTCCGCGAAGTCCTCGTAGGTCACGCCGTCGACGGTGACGCGGCCGCCCACGTGGTAGCGCCGGCCCTCCCAGTCCTGGTGGCTCGGGCGCGCGCCGTAGTGGCTGGAGACCTCCACGAACTCGCATCCCACGTCGCGGCACACCTGCATGGTGCGGTTGGCGCACTGCTGCGAGAGCTGCGAGCGCACGTGGCGCGTCACCGCGACGTCCGCGGCGCTGCGGATGGTGGGATTGCCGGTCCGCGGATCCTTGTACTCGATCACGCTCACGCCCTCGCGGGCGAGCTCGCGCGTGGCCCGTCGTATGGCCTCGTCGTAGCTCACGAGGCCGCTTGCCGCCTGCGTGACGGCCTGCGAGCTGTAGCGGAAGAACAGGTCGCGCGCGCCGTCCATGAACGCCACGTTATCGCGCTCCAGCATCTCCTCGACGGTCCGCACGGCGCCCATCACCTGCATGGGCATGATGCCCGGCAGGTCGACGCCCAGCGCCTCCCTGATGATCGCGAGGTCGTGGGCGTCGGACCTCTCCAGCGCCTCCTCGACCTCGCGGCGCACGGCCTCCGAAACGTCGCCGCGGTGCTGCTCCAGGATGGCCCGGAGCTTGGGCGCCTCGCCCTGCGCGAGCAGCGCGATCGTCTGCTGCGTGCGGTAGTCGGACAGGTCGCCGGCGAGCATGTCGAGCACGAGCCGGTCGCACATCTCCGCCTCGATCTGGCTGTAGACGCTGCCCACGAGGGTGCCGGCGCGCTCCAAGTAGTCGGGGTCGAGCATGCGCTACGCCCCCAGGTCGATGGCCTCGGGGTCGCCTGCGAGCTCGCGCGCCTCCTCCTCGGTCATGGCGTAGAACCGCTCGAGGTACATCCACCGGGGCACCACGCCGGCTGACACCTCGGCGAGCATCTGGGCCTTCTCGCTGGCGGTGTCCTGGATGATCGAGTCGTCGAAGTCCACGTGCGCGGCGCACCCCTGCTGCACCGGCCACGCGTTGAGGGCGCGCTGGCACTGGAGCACGCACGCGAGCAGCGCCTCCAGCTGCGGGCGGAGCTCATTCTCGTGCTTGCGGATGTTGCGCATGAACGCGCTGTTGTCGGCGCTCACCTCCGTGGCGGTGCGGAGCCCGCCGGAGCGGTCGTAGCGGAAGTAGTCCTGTCCGAACCCGGTGAGGTCGCCCAGCTCGGAGAGGGCGACGTTCAGCGCCTCGGCGAGCGCCTGCGTGCGGATCGCGGGGGAGAACACCTCGTACATGGACTCGCTGGCGACGGTGTCGAGCTTCATTATCACCGTGTTCTCGGGGCTCATGGGCACGGGCATTGCCTTGCCGCCCTCGTCCTTCTGGAGGTCGAACAGGTCGGCGCTCATGAACACCTTCACCTTGGTGGCGTCGATCTCCCGCTGCATGCTGTCGAACGCGTTGTCGACGCCCTTGATCGCGTCGATCGCGTCGGCGAACACGCTCTGGCCCATGTAGGTGCCCTCGGCGTGCACGTTGTCGAGCGCGGGGCGGAGGATCGCGAACGTTGGCACGTCGGCGCCGGTGTCGAAGTCCTCAAGGATGCCCTCGGAGAGGATCGGGGTGCCGTCCTTCGCGTCGAAGAGGTCGGTCTCCACATGGTAGGTGCCAGTCTCCTCGCTCAGGGCGTGGACCTGGAGCTGGTGCACCTTGCGCCCGTCCACGTAGGCGTCGGTCGCGAACGCGCACTCGGTCACGCCGTCGTCGTCCCACGTGAGCGGGAGGATGGTGCGGGCGTCGTAGCGCCGGGCCCTCACGTCGCACGTGCCGTCCGCCTGCATGTCGAACCACAGGGCGAGCGCGCCGGTGCCCACGCCAAAGGCGCGCTCGAGGGCGCGCTGCGCGGTCGGTATGAACCTGGTCTCGGCAACCCAATCCTCGAGCAGGTCGGTCACGGCGTCCGCGTCGGTCGCCACCTTGGTGCCGTCGTCGTCGAGGATCGCGCTGGCCCACTCGCGGCACACGCGGCGGGCGGGGTGGAGCGTGTTGCGGCGCACCTTGAACCGGTGGCCGTTCACGGTCTCGGTCTTGTCGTACCATGGCGCCTTGGCGGTGTACCACGCCCACCAATCGGCGATGGTCGGCTGCATCACCTCGTCGGGCTCGTAGCCGCGCGCCCTGATGGCGTTGCGCACGCACTCCGGTACGTTGTGCTCGTTCTCAGCCGCCATCGCGGCCTCCTTTCGCTAGCGGCCGCGCGCCACCTCTCGCATCATCGCGTAGCGCACGGCGTCTATGCTGTGGTCGTTCCCGTCGGGGTAGTCGTCCACCCAGTTGCCCTCGCGGTCCCGCTCGTACTCGCACAGGGCGAACTCCTGGAAGGTGAGCGGGCACCTCCTCGGGTCGATGGCGATCTCGCGGAGCCCGGCGAGCCACTGGTACGACGGCTTGCGCATGTTGCCCTTGCCTGCCGCCCTGGCCCTCACGCCGGCGCGCCGGTAGACCGTTATGTCCGCCGGGTTCGCGTCGTCGCAGAGGATCGCCTGGTCGTGGAACGTCGGGGGCCTCGGCCTGCCGTCGCTGCCCCTGCCGTCGGAGTAGGTGAGCGCCTGGCGGGTGATCTCGGCGGTCTCCGCCGGCGTCCGCTTGTTGGCGCTGCGCTCGTCGAAGATCACGAGACGGCGCCTGCCGGGCTGCCACTCGCAGCGCACGAGGCGCCACGGGTCGGGGAACCATCCCCAGTCGATGCCGTTGCGCGGGTTGTCGAAGGTCGCTATCTCCTCGTCGGTGAGCGTCACCTTGCGCAGGTTCTCGAACACGGTGCCGCCGGTGCCGGTGATCTCCCCCAGGAACTCCCAGCGGTAGTGCGTCGGGTGCTCTTCGCGCTCGTACTCGGCGTCCGCCACGAACGCGGACCCCAGCCAGTCGGCGCGGCCGCACTCGATCACGTCGAGGTACGTGGAGTGGTCCACGAGGCAGGACTCCTTGCGCTGCATCTCCAGGGCCTTGGCGTTGACCCAGCTCCACATCGTCTGGGGCGGGTTGTAGCTGTAGAAGGTCCAGAACTTGGATCCCCCTCGCTTGAAGGACCGGAGCGCGCCCGTCACCTGGTCCCAGCTGTCGAACTGGTCGAGCTCCTCGTACCAGTGCACGGCGCAGTACCCGGTCGTGAACTTGGTGCCCTTGGTCTTGAGCGGGTCGTCGAGCCCCAGGAACTTGATCTTCTGGCCCGTGGGCAGGTAGGTCACCTCCATGGGCGAGACGGTGCAGCGGAACCACGGCGAGAGCCCGAGGGCGTCTATCGCCCAGAGCGTCTGGTTGTACACGGTGTCGCGCAGGGTCGCGGATATGCGCCGGAGGACCACGGCGTTGGCGAACGGGTGCCGCACGATCAGCAGGACGACGCACAGGCTAATGAAGGACGACTTCGTGGACCCTCGCCCTCCCTCCATCCAGAACTCGTCGTGCCCGTCGTCGGCGAACACGTCGGCCAGGATGCGATGGAAGCGGTCGATGCAGAGCTCGGCGGCGCTCACTGCTCGGCCCTCGCAGGCTCGATGCCCAGGGATATGACCGGCGCGCTCACGTCCACCTTCGTCTCCCTGCGGTCGGCGTACCGGTCGGGCATGCGGTTCTTGAGGTAGAAGATGATGGCGGCCGTGTCGGGCGGCACCTGGCGGGTCACCGTGCGCTTCTTGATGGACCCGCCCGCGGGCTTGCCGTTCTCCAGCACGCCGTCGAACTCCTCGACGGTCTCGGTCACCGTCATGCCGGTGGCGCGCTTGAACAGGGCGTTCTCGACCACCTCGCAGGCGAGCATCCGGCCCCTTTTTATGGCGTCGCAAATGCCGGAATGGGCCTCGATCCACCTGCGCAGCGTGTCGCGGTGCACGCCCATGCTCCGCGCTATCTCCTCGTTGTTGAGGCCGTTCGCGGCCCAGTTGGTGATCCTCTCCAGCTGGGCCGGGTCGCCCTCCCACATCTGCCACTTGCCTGCCGCCACGGACTACTCCCCGGCGCCCCTAGAAGGGGAGGTCGTCGTAGATGCTCGCGGGCCGGTACGTGGAGGTTCGTCACCCGCGGTCCCGCGTCTCGGTGCTCCGCTGCTGCCTTTCCTTGCGCTGGGCCCGGCGCTGCCTGGCGCCTCCGCCGCCTCCGCTCCCTCGTCCGCGCTGGGAGCGTCCGTATCCCTGATCGCCTGCCATAGCCTCTTCCCTCCGAATCGCCTGCTTCTCTGGTGGTTCCTTCTTCTCTCCTGCATGAGCACGTCGTAGGCGCCCACGATCCGGTCGGTCACGCCCTGGCAGAACTCCCAGAGGGCCGGGTCGGGGCTTATGTGTAGCTGCTCGATGCTGTTGGAGCTCCTGAGGTTCGCGCTCCCGTGCATGGTGAGGCGGTTGCCCGCCCACGTCTCGATGGTCACGACCTTGCAGTGCAGCTCGGCTATCGCCACGTGGAGCTCGAGCCCCTCGAGGTCCAGCTGGTCGAAGAGGTATCCGACGACGCCGCCCTTGTGGAGCTCGGTCGAGTACCAGTAGCCGGAGAGGCAGAGGTCGAGCCGCTCGGTGCCGCACATCTCCACGACGTTGCGCAGGGAGTCGATGTTCTCGTCGTTGAGGCTGAGCATCTGCATGCCCAGCCGGCGGACCGAGAACTTGCGCTGCTCCACGCACGCCTCGAGGAAGTCGCCGAACACGAAGCCGCCCGCCACGTAGGCGAAGGTCTCCGTCTCGCTGTCTATCGTGAGGGCCCGCGCGAAGTCCTGGGCGTGCTCGTAGCACACCGCCTTGGGGCGGCGCACCACGGGCCGCGTCCATATGGCGTCCTCCATCGGGTCGTCCTCCTCGGGCTCGCCCTTGAAGTCCGCCGGGTCGAAGGCGGAGAGGTCGATGCCCCCGAGGTCTATGTTGAGGTCGTCGAACAGTCCCACGCGCGTCACCTCACGCCTTCCCGTATGCCACCGCCAGCCGCTCGGCGGCGACGGCGTGCCACCGCTCGCTCATCTCCACGCCCACGAACGAGCGCCCCGTCTCCGCGCACGCGACGCCGGTCGCGCCCGATCCCGCGAAGGGGTCCATGACGACCCCCTCCTCCGGGCACACGGCCTCGACCAGGAACCTGAGCAGCCCCGTGGGCTTCTGCGCGGGGTGGATCCTCCTGGAGGTCGGAACGGGCTTGAAGGTCTGCACGTCGAGCAGGTCGTGGCGCCTCATCTCGAAGCCCTCGCAGGTAAAGAGGCACACAAGCTCCGAGGAGGACCTAAGCGTGTTCCCGGTCCCCGGCCAGCCCTTGGCCCAGGTGAGGACGGAGGCTATCGGCCAGCGTGCGTCACAGGACGCCTTGGTGAGGGTGGCGAGACCACGCCAGTTCATGAACACCCAAGCCGCGCCCCATGAGGGGAGCGTGTTGTGGATGGCCCGCAGCAGCTCGGCGTACCAGTAGGCCGCATTCATGTAGTCCGCCCATGGGTCGAGCTTCCCATTCCCGTCGCTCTTGGTCGAAATCATGTAGGGCGGATCGGCCACTATGGCGTCCACGGCACCGGGGCGCATCTCGCGCATGACGTCCAGGCAGTCGCCCAGATGGAGAATATAGCCAGCCAACTGTTCCTCGCCTTCCGCGTCCTTCCGTCGTTGCGGGCCCTATCGTCCCGCCCGTGTCGCGTCGAGCCTCACGCTCTCGGCGCCGGGGTGGCTGGTCAGGTGCCAACCGTTGCAGTAGGGGCACCGGTAGGCCCACTCCTGGCCAGCGAGGTGGTGGTCCGCTGCGAACGTAGCGGCGTCGTGCAGGCAGCGGAACCGCATCTTGCGCCCGCAGGCGCCGTGGCCCCGCCTGCCCCACACCTCCGAGACCCATGCGTCGCGCAGGGCACGCTCGCGCTCCGACTTGCGCTTGCGCCGGCGCTTGTGGCGCTCGTGCGAGGGCCCCTTTGCCGTTGACTCGTCGCCGCTCTGGTGCGACCTCCTGCTCCTGCCCATGCGCTCGCCTCCCGTCGGTCGGGATGGTCGCGCCCGTGTCGCATGCGAAGGGGGAGGCACCTGTAGCAGATGCCTCCCCCTCGCGTGATGCGCCTTGATGCGTAACTGTGAGCGGTCGCGCTATCCGATCCGCTCGCCGCCCTCGTAGTTGCTCTCGGCGAAGTCCTCCACGTACTGCACCCACGCCTGCGCGTTGGCCTCGTCGATGCCGTAGCCCTGCTCGCGGTCGTACATGACGGAGACGGCGGCGGCCATGCCGTAGACCCTGCCGGCGAGGTGGAGGTTGTTGGGCTCCTGCGCGCTGATGGACTGGAGGCGCGCGGCCTCCTCGATAATGGCCCACGCATGGTGGGAGGGCTCCAGGTCGAGCCATTCGACCATGTCGTCGAAGAGGTCGGAGAAGTCGTTGCGGTTGGTGGTGGTCATTGCGGGCTCCTTAGGATCTTGAGGTGGTTGCTGGGTGGTGGGTGCGGGGAATTGACCCTCCCCGCCGGGCTTGCGCGAGCTAGGCCGCGTGCTCGATCCGCACCACGCGGTAGTCGGCCTTGGTGCCCTTGCGGTGCTGCGCGGCGACCCCCTCGGCGGCCTCAAGGCTGGAGAAGCTCTCGACCATCCACGCCGGCTCGCCGTCGATGAACCGGACGACCGCGTAGGAGTCGTGGGCGAGGAGCTGGTCGGGGGTCATGGCGGCGATGTTCTTGGTGGTCATGGTGGGCGCCTCCTTGGCGTTGTGGTGGGTGATTGACTAACTAAAGTATGACACTTTGCCGGGTAATGACTAACCAAAGTTATATACATTCATATAGTCTGCATAACTTTAGTATGTCGCTCTGATACAATCGTGCGGGAGGAGGTGGTCACATGAACGTCAAGCAGGCCATCGAGGTCATGTGCGAGCGGTCCGGGAAGTCCCAGCGCGCGGTCTCGTCGGAGATCGGGAAGGCGCCCACGTTCATCGGAACGACGCTGAGCAAGGGGAGCGTGCCCAGGGTGGACACCATGGCGGCGATAGCGCGCGCGTGCGGGTTCGAGCTCGTGCTGCGCGGCCATGGCGTCACCGTCACCCTGGGCGACGACTAGAGCGAGCGGAGGCGCCTCTCCGCCGCCCTCCTCGCGCGGATCAGCCTCGCATGGCTGATCGCCACCTCAAGCGACTCGCGGTCGTGGTACGGAAGGGCCCTCCCGTGGGCGTTGCCCTGGATGATGATCGCGAGCTCGTCGGGCACGGGGACGATGTTCTCCGGGGCGAAGTTCCGGTTGTCGTGGTCGGCGAAGACGACCCGGTGGCCCTCCGGCCAGTCCCTCCCGTTCGCCTGCATCCACGCGAAGCGGGCGTAGCTTATCCAGTGGCGCGCCGGCCACGGCGCGTTCCTTGGCCTCACGTAGATCATGAGCACTCCGTCCGGGCCCTCCTTGGTGTCGAGCAGGTGCCGCATCCTGGACTCGGTGTACTCGTTGCGCTCGCCGGGCTTGAACAGGTTGGCGCGCATGCGCTCCTGCTGCTCCGGCGTGTAGCCCATCTCGTCCCAGGTCTTGCCCTTGGCCTCGCTCGCTCTG